TCAGGTGTCTGCGTTTGCGCCTTCCTGCCCCTCGACACCTTCGGCTTGCTCGGTCTCAAGAGTGAGCTGGCTGATGTAGCCGGCCTGGTCGATCGTGTGGCGCACGCTGGCCACGATCCAAGGCGTCTCGTCGATCTTCCGCTTGTAACCGACCACGCGTGCGGGCCGTTGTGGCGCGATGTCGGCGCGGCCGTAGGCGAGGGTGATCTCGAAATCGAAGATCCCGCGCTGAATCCGCAGCCACTCGGCACGCGCCGCGGCCAGGGCGTCCGCTTCGCTTGCGAAGGTCGTGCGCAGTTCCTTCGCGCGGCCACTCAGGCCGGCGATGACGCTGCTACGGCGCCCGGTCTTGATGTTGTTCCACCAAGCCTTCACGCCGCTGTACGCATCGCGATCGGCGCGGCTCCAGCGGTGCCGGTCGCCGTCTTGCCGGGTGATGACGACAGGCGGCAGCACCTTGCCGCTCGGCGTGCGGGCCGCGCGCGCCTGGCTGAACAGGAGCTTGCCGTTCTTCACGGAGCACAGGCAGTCGTAGGTCTGCGCGAGCCGGCGAAGAAAGGACGCATCCGATTCGCCGAGTTGGTCGGCGTGCTTGACCTTGCGCGAGGCGATTTCCTTGGCGACGACGGCCTCGATGCGGTTGCGCTTGGCCACGCTGTTGACGATGGCGCCGACGGTGGTCTTGTGCCATGACTCATCGCGCAGTGTTCGCAGGCTGTCGAGCAGGTTGGCCGCGCGCGCACGGATGGTGATCTCGTCCGGCGTGCCGGCGTACTCCACTGCCTGCACGGTGTAGGCGCCTTTCTCCACCAGTCCCACAGGGAAGCCCATCTCTTCGGTGCTGAGCTGGCGGTAGGGCGCCGCATTGGGCTCGGCGAGCCAGCCGATGGACACCTCGACGGTGTCGCCGGTTTCCGGCAGCTCTACGGCGCCATCGTGGTCGCTCACGACGAGCTCAACCTCATCGGCATCGTTCTGCCGGTCATCGGTGATGGTGAGGCGCAAGAAGCGCGGCAGGATGCGATCGGAGACGTTCGCGCCGTTGACGGTGATGCGCCAGATGGGCGTGAGGTGAGCTGCCGCGCGCTTGGTGCGCGCAGCGGTGGTGCTGACGGATACCGTGGGCAGCGTGCCGGTGATGTTGTCGACGTCGGACATGGTCGGGTCAATTGCCGCTGAAGCTGACGCCCAAGGACTGGCCCATGTTGTCGGCCGCGTCCTGAAGCAGGGCGCCCAGGTCGCCCATGCTGTCGGCGATCAGCTGCTCGGCGGTTTCCTGGGCGTCTTGGTCGACGCGCTGCAGCGTGAGGGTGAACTCGATGCGGCGTGCTTCGCCAGTCTCGAAGAACAGGGTTCGGGTCTCCTGCAGCTCGGTGATGACGAAGGCGCCGTAGATGGTGCCGGTGCCTTCCACCAGCACCCATGCGGCCCCCTGGTCGGCCATGAGCCGCAGCACCGACAAGCTGGCCGCGGTGCCTGCGAACTCGGGCACCACGATGCCATTGAGCGTGATGATGTCGTCGCCGGGCCCGAGGTACTGCGAGGCGTTGCGCGCGCCCACGAGCGGCTGCGAGGCGTGCTTCCAGCTGCTACGCCGCTGAAGCTCTTGATAGCTCAATGTGTCGAGCATGAAGACGAAGAGGCCGAGGCAGAGCATGGCGGTGTCAGTTGTCGTAGTCGATGAAGGCGCCGCGGGCGCGGGCGCGCTTGTCGGCGTCGCGCTTGTCGAGTTCGGCGCGAATGGCGCGCGCAAGCTGCGCGGCATCGGCGCCGGGTGCTGCGGTGATGTGGATGGTGATGGTGTCGCCCTGCACGACGACACCGCCGGCGGCTCGACCGGTCGGCACGGCTGCAAGCGGCGCGCGCGTGTCGAAATTGCCGGGCGCGAGTGGGAACTCGCCCGCCATGGCCGGCATGGCCAAGGCCGTTGCGCCGGCCATGCCGAGCGCCGCAGCGCGCAGCAGCGGCCGGGTGCGGTCGATGCCGATGGCAGCGCCCTCGACGATGTTCTCGCCGGCCTGCATGAACACGCGCGAGGGGCTGCGAATGCCGAGCTTTTCCTTGAACCAGCCGACGGTGGAGTCCGCCACGCCGTTGATGGCGTCTTGCACGGTGCCGAGCATGCCGGTGATGCCGCTCACCAAACCCTGCATCATCTGCGCGCCGAAGGTCGTGAACTTGGCCGGTAGCTCGATGCCAAACCACTGCATGACGCCCGCGAAGGCTTGGTAGAACAGGCCGAGGGGCGACCAGTTGATGATGGCAGTTCCAACCGTGGCCAGCGCCGCGGGCATCGATCCGCCGAGGTATTGCCAGAAGGCCGCGAACGCGCCCTTCGCGCGCTCCCACAGACCGATGAAAAAGCCGCTGATCGGTCCCCAGTACTTGTAGATCAGGAAAGCGGCCGTCGCGATGGCAGTCACGGCCAGGCCGATTGGATTGAGCAGCAGCGCGCGGCCGAGCCACATGACGGCCGTTGCCGCAAAGCCCAGCACGCGAGTGAGCACGGTGAGCACTGGCGAGAGCACGGCGGCCTTGACGCCGAAGAGACCCAACCCGTAGCGAACGACAGCGAAGGGGCCGAGCAGCGCTGCGGCGCCCAGGCTCAGCACGCCGAAGCCGGCGGCCAGCAGACCGACCCACAGCACAGCCTTGCCGATGTAGGAGGCGAGCACGGGATTCTCACGCGCGAAGTTCGTGATGCCCTGCAGCGCGTTCGCCGCGGTGTTGAGCAGGCTGATGTAGGTTGGCAGCAGCGCTTCGCCGGCCTGCAGCATGGCGTTGTGAAAGCGGGCCATGGCCTCGACTTCCTGGCCACTCACGATGCCGCGGGCCTTCTGGTCGAGCTGCGTGATGCCGTTGGCGCCAGCGTTGAGCTTGGCGTTCTTGTGGATCTGATCGCGCTGCAGGTACATCTGGGCGAACAGGTTGGATGCCGTTCGGTTGCTGAAGATGCTGCCGATGGTGTCGAGCACCTGTTCCTTTTCGGTGATGCCCTTGGCCTTGAGCGCGGGCAGCAGCACCTGTTCCATCCATTCGAACTGGTTGCTTCGGAAAAGCTCGCTGCCCTTGAGCGCACCGGGGTTGAGAAACGACAGCTGACCGGTCTTGTCGTGCGAGACCTTCGAAGGGTCGCCGATCAGTCCGAGCGCTTCGATGTTCTTCGCCGCGCGCTTGGTGGTCTTGCCCTGGTAGAGGTTCTGATAGGCCGACATCGTGGCCGTGCCAACCCGGTTGCCGCCCATTTCGCTGATGAGCGCTTCGAGCTGGTAGTACATGGCTGAGTCGTTGAGGCCCTTGGCAGCGACGCCGCCCGTCTTGATGAAGTTGAGCCATTCTTCCGGCCCGACCCGGCCGCCGGTCGCGGTGATGACGCGCTGCACCATGTCCGCCTGATCGGTGAAGGTCTTCTCGCTTGCGAGGCCGCCGCGCAGCTCGATCACGCGCAGCATGTCGAGGAACTTGCGCTCGTTGTCCTTGCCGTTTTCCTCCCCAAACATGGCCGTGTTGGCGAATTTCATCTTCGCCAGGGTGGGCATGACCATTTCCGCATGGTGCACGTCGGCAAAGGCTGTGGTCGCATCCAGCATCAACCCGAGGTTGTCGTTCATGCTGGTGCCGAAGGTCTTCATTCGCTTGGCGTACTCGATCGCGCGGTCGGAGTCCTCCTTGCCTAGGCCCAGGGCCTCGATTCGAGCCTTGGTGGTGTCGTACTCGCGGACCTGGTGCAGTGGTTCGGTGACGGCACGGCGGATGCCGTAGGCGGTGCCAACGCCGGCGGCGCCAGCCATGGCCAGGTGCCCGGCCGTGGCGCGGGTGCCGTTGAACCCTTTTTGCAGCTGCGCCTTGCGGTTGCTGACGTTGGCCAGCGCTTCGAGGCGCGCCTTCTGCTGGGCGATGGCGCTGTTCGTCGAGGTGATCTCGGCCTGCAGGCGGTGCTGGTCCGTCGACAGCTTGCCGATGCCGCTGGCAGTGGCCGCGGTGCGCAGCTGCACGAGGGCATGACGCTGCTTGTCGTAGGCGGCCGTCGCGCGGTCGACCTGGCCCTGCAGCGTTCGGGCTTGATCGCTGTTCGCGCCGTAGGTGCGGGTGACGCTGTCGAGGTTGGCGCGCAGCACCTTCAAGCTGTTGCCCTGCTTGGCCAGCTCAGCCTGGTACTTGCGGATGCCGTTGACCTGGCCGAGCTGGCCATTGAGCAGCTTGAGGGCATCGCGCGACTGTTTCAGGCTCGCGGCCGTGGCCTTGCTCTGGGCGTCGAGTGGCTTGAGTTCGTTGACCGCCTTGGCCGCGCCGGCCAGGATCAGCTTGAGGGTTAGCGCGGTGGCCATGGTGGTTCGAAGGTGTTGCGATCAGTCGTCGTTCTTGCTTGGGGCGTAGCGCTTGCGGGCGGCCTCGCGCCAGTCCATCAGCTCGGCCAGGGGAAGGCCGTCCATGTCCTGGGGGCGCCAGTGGAAGACGAGCGCTAGATCCGCCATGGCGTCCTCTACGCGCTCTGCAAGACCGCGTCCCGAACTGCCTTCTTCAACAAAAAACTGATGACCACGCCTCCCGCTTCGGACAGGTCCGCGGGGTCGAGCTGCGCGCACTCGGGCGGCGTGAGGCTCGGGGAGGTGATGCGCGGCAGCAGCTTGAGCAGTTCGTCGGCATCGGCCGCGTGCAGTCGTTGCAGCGAGAGGCCGCGCAACTCGCCGGCGTTGGGCTTGCGCAGGACGATCTCGGCGATGGTGGTGGCCCCGCGCTGGATGGGCGTGTCGAGGGTGATGGTGTTGGGCACGCTGGGCGCGGCGGTGTTGCTGGCGATGGTGGTGGACTGTTGGGCGTCGTCGTTCATGGTGGTGGCTCGGTTCGAAGGGGAAGGGCGGGGGGCGAGGTCGCGGGCTCGCGTCAGTTGACGCCGAAGGCCATGCCGATGGCGGCGCGGATGGCGTCGTACTGGTCGGTGCCGCCGACGCGGAACACCATGCCGGGCACGTCGATTTCCAGCAGTTCCTGGGCATTGACGGTCAGCTTGTAGTAGCTGGCGGCGATGGTGAACTCGTGGTCGTTGTCTTCGCCGGCCTTGGCCTCGTTGGGGTTCCACTCGCGCAGACGCCCGCGGATGACGACTTCGGCCGCGGTGACCTGGCCGGTGGCTTCGTCCTGGTAGGCGCCGGCGAAGCGGAAGATGTTGGCGCCGACGGTTTGCGAGCCCAGCATCGCGATGAGCTGGGTCTTCAGGCCGCCGGCCTTGATGCCCAGCTCGAGCTTTTCGTGGCCGAGGTCGATCTCGACCGGGCCATGCATGCCGCCGGCGCGGTATTCCTCGGTCTTCTTCGTGATCTTGGGAAGGGTGACGCTGGGGATCTCGCCGACCCAGCTTTCGCCGTCGCCGAACATGGCGAAGTTCTTGAGTTTCTTGGGCAGTGCCATGGTGGTGTGCTCCTATGCGTGATGGGTTGACGCCGGTCAGGCGGCCTGCACGGCCGCGGCGAAGTTGGCGAGAAAGTCGTCGGTGATGGTCTGGCGGAAGCCCAGGTCTTCGAGCGGCGGCACGGGCGTGTAGCGGTAGCTGATGCGCAGGCGGCCGACGAAGAGTTCTTCTTTTGGGTTCAGGTCGGGATTGATGAAGGCCTCGAAGCCGATCAGGTAGCCACCCGTCACGAGGTCTTTGCCCTTGGCGTTGATGTTTTCGAGCATGTCCTTCACGAGCGTGGGATGCATGGGCTTGTCCACGAACGTGAAGTGCGCCTCGGCCATCGTGTCCGCCAGCACCTGGGCGGTGCGGGTGTAGTTCTCGAAGAAGAACTTTCCGCCCTGGGCCTCGGTGGTGCGGTTGCCCCAGAAGCGGTAGCCGCTGCGGTTGATGATGGTCGTGACTTCGAGCGCGTTGAGGTAGGTCGTGTCGCTGCTCGGGCTCTGCAGGTCGAAGAACACGTCGGCACTGATGCCCTGTGGGCCATTCACCACGATGTTCGACAGCGTCTTGTGCCACCCGATCTGCTGGTCGAGCTTGGCGCGCAAGCCCAGAGCGTAGGCCGTTGCGGGCTCGGTATCGATTTCGTTCTCGACCGTGTCCCATGCGAGGAAGTTGGGCCAGATGACCATGATTTCCCGCTTGCCGAACTTGGCGCGGTAGGTGGTCGCCTCTTCCTTCGTGGTGGCATAGGCCATGCCGTCGGCCTTGCGAGCCGCGACGTAGGTGAAACCCTTCAACTGCTCGGCCACCACGCCGAGCTCGACCGCGACGGGTTCCGTGTCGAGGTCGGGCGCACCGATGATGCGCGGCTTGTAGCCCAGCTGGCCCTGTGCTGCCAGCAGCGCCTGCAGGCCGGTTTTCTGCCCGCTGGCGGTGGTGGTGCCAATCACGTTGCTGGTGGTCGCCGCTGCGTCGGCGCCGGGTTCGACACGCACCACGATGGTGACGGCCTGGGCCTGCCGAGAGATCGCCTTCAGCGTCTTCGCGAGAGTGCCGGCGGTGCCCGCCTTGCCGACGCTGCCGCCGGGGTTGGTGAGCAATACCGGGGTGTTGAGCGGGAAGGCCGTCGCGTCGGCCTGCGGCGCGGTGGCCACGATGCCGATGATGGCCGTGCTGACGACGCGGATGGTCGCGCCGCCTTCCTCGACTTCGAAAACGCGTACGCCGTGGTGATATTCGGTGGACATGGTGGAGTGCTCCTGTGGTGATTCGGGATGCCTGCAGCTACTCGGCCGCGGGCACTTCGGTGGTTGAGGCGACTTGCGCGTCGGCAGGCTCTTGCGTGGACCCCGCGAGCGGCGTTTCGAGCGCAGGGATGGAAAGGCTCGGAAGCAAGCCGGTCAGGGTCCGCTCCGATGGCTCGGCCGTGGCGCCGGACTTCACCCGCTCCAGCAGCTCGTAGCAGGCGGCCCAGACGGAGGACCGCCAGGCCCGCAGTGCACGGCCTTCGTTTTGGAACTTGGGGACGGCGGGTTCCTCGGCGTAGGTGACGGCGGTCTTGATGTCGTCATAGCCGAGAGAGCGCGCCATCGCGTCCATGTATTCCTGCACGTAGGCGCGCAGAGACGCGATGCGGTCTTCGATGGTGGTAGGCGTTGGAGCGGGGGGCGGCGGCGATACGACGGGCAGCTCCGGTTGCGGTGCGGGCGGGAGGGTTTCCAAGGCCCACTTGCCGCGCACCATCCGAGCCCGCATGCCGGTGGGGATATGCGGCGGCACGGTTTCCGTCGCCAAGGCGGGATTGAGCAGCGCATAGATCGGCTTGCCGGAGCGCTCGGTCGCAACAGGGTCGAGGGGATGAACGGATTCGCCTACGAGGAATCCGCTCTCAGGATCGATCAGATAGATGGTCTTGGTCATGACGTGCGTTCGGGTCAGTAGCTGATCCACGCCGGGAAGGCCACGTTGCGGGGGCGGGCCTCGGAGCCATCCGAATTGATCGAGATGCCTGTGGCGCTGTTGTTGAGCCAGATGCCGGTCTTTCTCGTATCGATGCCGACGTTGTGGGCGTGGGCGCCATCCCAGTTGATGGCTCTGGGCGAGTCGATGCTGAAGTCCGAGTAGTTCGATGTCCCACGGTCCGAGTCGGCAACCTGTGCCGGCACGTTCATGCCGTGGTTGTGCGATCCCGCAGAGTCGGTCCAACCACCGTGCAAGTGGCCGGGGTCGTTGACATAGTGGCCGTGTCCGGGATCCGTGACGCCGTGGGTGTGAGCGGCGTTTCCGCCTGCCTCCGCGGACCGCAGTACGCGCGAAGCGTTGACGCCGCGGCCGTTGTCCAGGCATCGAATGAACTCGCCGCGGAGTTCCACAAGCGCGAACGTGCCGGCACCGGACAACCCCAGCCGCGTGACCAGATCGGGGTAGTTGGCCTGCTCATAGGACAGGTCGGCGCGGATCGGCAGATAGCCGGGAATGCTGGACGGGTTGTCGTAGCTGTACAGCACCATGCCGGGCTGATGCCAGGGCGCGCGCACGTAGACGGTGCCGTTCCAGACCATCTGCCGGATGTGGGGCGTTTGCACCGTGATGACCGGGCCGATGTTCACCAAGGGGACGCCAACGATCGGGCCCCGGAACGCATACATAGGGTGCGGGTCCGGATCGCCAAGGTGAGCGGCGAGATCGGCGTCGGTCGCGTATTGGGGGTGAGGATTGACCTTGGCTTCGTGCGCGGCTGTTGAGTCGCTGAGCGCTGCATTCAGTTCGGCCGCGGTGTGGCCCCAGCGCGTCCATTTCGTGGCATCGCTGCCGGGCGTGATGTTGAGGCTGTCGCCTACGCTCTTCCACGTGGTGCCGGCGTAGCTGACATAGGCCACATTGGCCGGATAGCTGAAGGTCGCGTCCCACGGCGTGACGTTGCGCACACGCATGTAACGCGTGCGATTCGCCAGCTCGCGCGGGGGGCGGTTGTCGATGCCGGAGGGACCACCGAGGACCGGGTCATCTTCTTCGAGCTGATAGATGCCGGTTTCCCACTGGTCGGTTTCGTTGAGATTGGCCATCAGGCGCTTCCGTGGTTGTAGGCGCCGTCACGTCGAGTGGCGCCGTTGTGGCTGTTGGCGACCGACGCGTAACGCAGCGCGACCAGATGGCAGCGCGCTGGCGCGACGGACGGCAGGAGCTTGCGCAGGCGTTCGGCCTGGCCGTTGGTGATGGGTCGCTGCAGGGCGACCATGTAGGTCGCCCAGGAGCTGGCCAGCGAGGCGTGCGGATAGACCCCGTCGCGGCGGATGGTCCCGTTGTGGGTCCGCCCGCCGATGCGCTCGATGATGTCCACTTCGCCGAAGCCCAGCGACCGGATCAGAAGACGGATGGCCCAGGGCGTTCCCTTGTGTCGGTGGATCTCGATCGAGTTCAGGATCAGCGCCCGTTTGGCGTCGTCGGACTTGGCGTCCTGCCAGGCCTCTACCGAGAGCGTCCACGAGAGCCACGGCAGCAGCGGCGCGAGGCAAAGCATGGCCGTCCACAGGTGCCGCAGACCGTCGGTGTCCAGATCCAGCGGTGACGTGCCCGCGAGCGCCAACTCCAGCGGCGTGCGGTTGGGCGGCAGCAACCGCTGCGACGGAGCGAGGCTAGACACGAACCACCTCTTCGAGGACGTTGACGGCCGTGACGCGTACCCATTGGGTTCTCGTGCACAGGATGTCCGCCGGCGGCTGTGTGATCTCGACACGATCAACGCCTGGCTGATGGAGCGCGGCATCGATGCCGGAGTGCGGCAACCCTTTGCCGAGCTTGCGGATCTGCTTGAGCCACTTCGCCAGCGCTGCCTCGCCGTTCTCCAGGGCCACTTCGCCAGCAGGCCCCTCGTAGCGGTACACCTTGGCGGTGATCGCGGTCTCGAAGATCTCCGGCCCCTGTACAGGCACGCTGTCGCAAAGCGGGCGGATCTTCTCGGCATTGAGCGCGGCGCTCACGGTGTTGAGCAGCGCTTCGGAGGGGACGCCGGTCGCAGACGTGGAAAGCACCGTGATGCGCACAGTGCCGGGCAGCGGGCTGTCGACGCTCACGTCGCCGACTTCGGCGCTGGCCGTGAGTGCGTGGTAGCGATAGCTTTCCGTCGGACCCGCGGTCGTAATGCCTTCGGGTGCCAGTTGGATGCGCTCGCGGAAGCGATCGTCATCCTCGTAGACGGCCTCGACTGGCGGCACCGCGTCCGGGTCAGCAGGCGTGACAACGAGGCGAGAAACGCGATAGTTCGCGCCCAGGTTGTCGAGGTCCGTCTTCGTGGCGTAGGCGAGCATGCAGGCCTTGGCCGCATCGTTGATGCGCTGGCGCATTTCCAGCTCTTGGTAGGCCTGCACCTGCAGCAGCTTCATTGCCGGATCAGATTCGAGCAGCAGCGTGTAGTCGAAACCGACCTTGCGGCATTCGTCCTGAAACAGAGCGACGCGCTTTGCGAGGATCGACTCGAAGTCCAACGCTTCGATGACTGCCGGCGCCGGCAGGAGCGACATGTCCATGCTCATGCCAGGCCCCCGACGGTGACGGTGTAGGTGGTGCTGTCGACGCTGTTGGTGTCGCGACGCACGATGTGCAGCTCGCATTTGCCCTGCGCGTTGAAGCCGACGCGCACGCTCAGCAGGCGCGTGCGCGGCTCCCACTTCATGATGGCTTGGGCAGTTGCCGCGATGAGTCGCAGGCGATTCGCGGCGGTGGCCGGGTGGTCGACCATCTGCGGCAGGTAGCTGCCGTAGTTGCGGCGCATCAGGCGTGACCGGATGGGCGTCGTTAGGATGTCATTAATGGACTGCGCGATGTGATCGCGGCGCGACAGCACCTTGCCCGTGGTCTTGGAAATTCCGCTCATGGCACGGGCTTCCCGCTGATCTCATCGCCACCTTGCACGCCGGATGTGAGGTGGTTCTGCAGGCTGATGTCGCCGGCGATGACGTCGCCGCCGTCGGTGGTGATGCCGTGGCCGTTGATGAAGGTCATATCGCCGTCGATCTCGGCGGTCTTACCGCCGGGGCCGGTGCCAGATCCGGCCATGCCCGCGGTAAATGTGAGAAGGCCCAGCACCAGCAGCTCGCCGGTGGTGATGGTCTTCGGCGCGTCGAGCGTGATCTCCTGCGAGTGCACCTTCGCGCTCTCGCTGGCCGTCACGTCGGCCGTCTTGCATTTCACGGTGATCGCGTCGGGGACTTCAATGTCTGCGGTGCCGTCTGCGGGCAGTGTGACCTTGAGCTTGTGGGCCGCGTGGTCGTACTCCACGACAGCGCCATCCGGATACTTCGTGACGGTCTTGTTTGGGTCGGAGCTGGGCGTCGGGTGGCTCTCGGTCGGCAGGCCCGGCAGCGCGTAGCCGCCCTCGGTCATTCCGTTCGGTGAGAGGAAGAGGACGCACTCGCCGACGGTCGGCGGGTTCCATGTGCCGGTCTTGCCGGCGCGCAATTCGACGTAGGGCCGCCAGTCGGTGCTGCCCTTCTCGGTGAGCTGCACGCGTACGAGTGGCGGGGTGACGCTGTGGTCGACGTCGGTGATGGTGCCCATGCGCACGACGTTCGCCATCTGGCGCTGCAGATCAGCAAAAAGTTGCGGCGATTCAGTTGGTCCGGGCATGCGCCCAATGTGCCGAAACGCTCTCGCGTGCGCGAGCGAACGCAACGGTGCATGCGGCGGGAACTGGAGGGCGTTGCGCGGCGCCCTCAAACGTCAGCCGCTGGCGGTGACGTGGTGCAGCAGGATGTCGGTGACGGCGTCTTCGTCCGCCGAGGTGAAGCCCAGCAGCTCGCGCTTTGGATACTGTGCGGTAGGGCTGTTCGGCTTGCGCCAATCGACCTTGTCGCGCAGGCCGCGCTGGTGCACGCGCGCGATGCGCGCGGTACGGCCGCCGATGGTGATGGTGGCGCTCTCGGCGGTCGCGGCCTTGCGAAGGTACTTCGCGGTGCGCAGCTTTTCGAACATCTTGCGCCGGATGGCGCCTTTTTTGTTCCGCAGCTGCTTGCGCGGCTTCCTCGATTCGTAGGGGGTGCCGTCGGGGTTCAGCTGCGCGCCGATGCGCTCGGCCTGGCTGCGCCGCAGGTAGGTCGACACCTGCACCATGGCCGCACGTCGACGCGCGGAAGAAAGCCCTGCCACCAGAGGCGCGGCCCAGTTGGCGAGCCTGTTGAGCGCGTCGGCCACGATTAGCCTTCGTCGAGCGGCTGGATACGCCACTCCGCTTGCAAGTCGACGACGGACTCGACAGGCTCGATGCCCGCGAGCAGCGGCTCTCCGATGTGCCTGGTGGTGAGCCGGTTGATGCCGTCGACGGTGCCGCCTTGAACGGCGACGGTTTCGGTGAGGTCGATCTCGAAGCCGATGTCGGACGTGGCGTGGTCGATGATCTCGACCTCGAAGCGGAAGGCCTTGGCGCGCCGCTCGGGGTTCTCGAAGATGTCGGGCTGATTGCGCTTGAGCCAGGCCACCACGGGCACGACGATTACGTCGGTGCTGCCACTCCAGTCTGTCACGACGATATTCAGCGTGTAGCGGTACTCGAAGGATAGGGCCGGCGTGCCCGTGTGGACGATGTTGCCGCGCTCGATGAAGACCGTGAGCTTTTCCGGATTGGTGGCCAGTTCCGGGCAGGCTCGCGTGATGTGGTCGCACAGCAGCTGCGGCTTTTTCATCGGTCAGTGCCCGGTGTCCTGGGTGGTGCCGCCGTCTTCGAAGAGGCCGCGGTCGGCATGGATGACGTCGGCCAGGAGGCTGATTCGTTGATCGCGGTCGACAAGATCAGCCCGGAGCTGTTCAGCCACGCGTCGACCTTCTGCAAGGCTGCTGTCGAGTCGGGCCGCATGGCTTGCAAGACGGTTTCGCTCAGCTTCGCCGGCCTTGGACATAGCGAGGTACTGAGCGGCGCGGCCCTCGGCGGCGCGCTGCAGGCGCACAGCGTCAGCGACGCGAGCAGCACTGTTGGCAGCAGCGGGCGCTTGCGCGGCGTGAAATTCGTCGACGGCCTGGGTGACGCTGTTTGCATGGCCCTGTTCCTTGGTGCGGGTGGTGTTGGTCTCTTCGGCTGCGGCAGTGGCTTGTCTCGCTGTGTCGCTGTCCCACGCCTGTTGCACGCGGGCCGCGCCGTGCGTGTCTCCGACCCAGTAGGCGGGTAGCGCCGAGCCGGCGGCGATGAGGACCGCTGCGGCAAGGGCGATGAGCGTGGTGTTCATGACGTTGAGAGCAGGGCGTCGAGCGCGCGATTGCAGCGCTCGGCGCGGTCGGTGCGGCCCGCCATCGCGGCGCCGTTGATCGCGCGCGTGATCGCGTCGATTTGCCACCTGTCGGCCAGGGCATTGAGGCCGTTGGCCTTCCAGTACCACGCGCCGACGAGCACGCCCACTTCCGGCTCCGCGACCTTGTCCGGGTTCTGTTCAAGAGGCAGGCCCAGCGAAGCCCCTGCAGCGCGATAGTTGCCGCGGCCGGTGAGATGCGGGAGGCCTCTGCCACGGTAGTTCCATCCGTCGCCGCCGGCCTCGCTGCCATTGCCGTTCCGGTTGGCATAGACCCTGTTCGCGAGCGCCTTTGGCTGGCGAGTGAAGGCTCGCGCCTTCTCCACTTCCCGCAGTGCGGAGAACATCTGTGCGATTCGCGCCGGGTCTGTGTAGAAGAGGTTTTCTTCCAGGCGGGTGAACCCACTGGTTTCGTGGCTGTACTCGCCGATGAAGGCGGCCATTCGCCGAGGCGTGTCGATCTCAAAACGATCAAACGCGGCGATCAGGTGCGGCAGGAAGACACGCGCAACGCTCGGCGTGAGGCCGGCGGCAATGAGCTGTTGCAGGCTGAGCATGGCGGGTTCAGGGCTTGGTGGTGGAGTCGGTTGGGGAAATCGGCTGCGGCATGGCGGCGGTGGGCGTGCGCGTGCTGCCGAGGCCGGCGCGGATCTCGGCGGCGAGTTCGCCGATGTCGCGACCCTTGCGGCGCTCCAGCCAGAGGAAGGCCGCGGCCACGATCCACGGGCCGGGGATGCTGCAGAGCACGAACACGCAGCCCGTAATCACGAAGAAGCCGGCCTCGGGCGGGAACGTGGCGAGCCGGGCGAGGGCGGCGCCTGCCGTGAAGACGTCGGGCTTGTGCTGCATGAGCAGCACGAGGGCGATGGTGCCCAGGATGAACGAGCTGGCCAGACAGCCCATGACGCGATTGATGAGGTCGTTCCACGCCTGGCCGGGGCGCAGAGGCACGAAACGGATGCCGAGCCAGAAGGCGATCAGGCTGGCAATGACGGGCAGCGAGAGCAGGGCCAGCTTGTAGCCTGCAGCGGTGCCGGCAGCTGCGGCGGTGGTGGTGGGCTCGGTCATGGTGTGGTGTCGTAGGGTTGAAGTGGGCATGGCGATGTCTCCTAGTCCCAGAGCTGCACGGTGTCGACGCGAGCAGCATTGGCGGGGAGATCCGGCAAGACGACGGCGAGGCCAATCGGCAGGATTGGCCCTAGGTCCGCGAGGCCGGGGTTCATTCGGTACGTTGCTTCGGTGACGCCCGCGGTGGCGCCGAGGTGGCGCAGGCACAGGAGATCAACCGTGTCGTGCTGTTGGGTGACAACGGTCCGCGGCATGGCTAGATCAGGTCGACGGTTAGGCGCGAGGCGCCCAGGATGTCGCGCACTGCCCATGTGGCATCGCGGCGATGGTGTTCGGCCTGGTCTTCGCGCGCTTCGTCCTGATCCTTGCGGCGCTCGCGCCCGGTGGTGTCGTAGTCGCTGTAACGCTCGATCAGGTTGGCCTTCGCATGGCAGTGCACGGCGCGGCGGAAGCGTTGAACGTTGATCGACTCGCCGTCGACCTTCAGGGCGGGCACCGCGGCCAGCGAGGCGTGGCCTTCTTCCTCGCGGCTCTTCGCCCAGTCGGCGAGCTGGTCGATGGTGGAGGCGACCGCCTCCTGCACGGCCGGCAGCAAGCGCTGGGGCGTGATGGTGCCGTCGAGCCGCATGGCATCGCGCAGGGCCGCGAGGTCGATCTCGGGCCACCATGCGCCGGCGGACACCTTGCCCAGCGGTGCCGGGTCGCTGGGCGGCGTGGTGCGCACGAGGGGCGGGGCTGCAGCGATAAGGGACATGGTCGGTCTCGGGCTCGGTATAGGTGGGCGGTGGCCGTGGCGCGTTGTGGTGATGGCTCAGCCTTTCACGCAGCGCCACGGGCCGCCCGGCACGCGGGGGTGCTCGGTTGCGCTACTTCGCAGCGGCGCGCTTGCGCGCGGCCGCCGTCGACTTGCTCGCCGGCGCCGCGCTCTTGCGGCTGCTGGCTGGCGAGGCCGTAGCGGGTTGTTCGGATGAGGCGGTGGACGTCGTCTCCGCTGTCGGTTCAGCGCTCGCGCCGGCCTTGTTGAGCGCGCGCTCGACGCGCTCGATGTCCTTTTTCACGCCGGCATTGCTGTCCAGCTCCAGGGCGCGCTGCAGGCGCGTGAGGGCCAGCGACAGCGCCGCGGGCTCGATGGCGGAAAGGTCAGGCTCTTCGGCCGTCTGCACCTTGCCGAGTGCCGCATAGGCGATGGCCTTGTGCAGCTTGGCGCGCGCCTGGTCGGGCGCGTCCTGCTCGGCCGTCATGATGTCGGCCTCGATGAGCAGCGCTGCCGCCTGTGCCCGTGCGCTGGCGAGGTCATCGTCGAGCGATATGGGAGCCAGGTGCCGCACGCTCTCGGCGTCGAGCTGCACGAACAGGGGCGACCATTGGCCCTTCAGGTAGGCATTGGCCAGTTCATCGATCACGATGGCGGCCGGGCTGCGCTTGTAGTCGTCGGCCATCGCCATGCGATGGCGGATCACATAGGCCGCGATGTCCAGGCCCAGGCGGTAGGCGCCGGCGTCGAACGCCCACACCATCACCGTGGTGAGCACTTGGTCCACCGCGCCCTGGCCCGTGGCGAGCGAGGTGTAGATCCAATCGAAGTACTCCGGCAGCAGCCGGGCCTTCATTTCGGCGCGGCGCTCGTGCGACTGGATCTGAGACAGGCGATTCTTGTCCTGCGAGAGCTTGACGCGCATGAGACCGTAGGCGTCGCCCTGCAGCTCGACGCCGTAGGGGCTGGCGGCCTGGGCCTGTTCCTGAAGAACGCGTGCGCGATGGCGCTGTGCGGGGCTGAGTGGGCGCATGGTGGTGTTCCGGGCTGGTGGGAAGAGAGCGCGGGCCGGGGGCGGCCCGCGTGGCAGTCTTTCGTCAGACTTTTGGCGCGTGGCTCAGTCGGCGATCTCGATGTGTTCCACGAGGGCAGCGCTGCCGTAGTCCTCGACGACATAGGCGTCGTTGGACGACTCGTAGTTCTCGATCTGGTCGCGCTCGGGCACGTCCTTGATGTTGCGGCGGCGTGCGTCGCGTTGCCAGTACATCGACAGGTTGCTCAGCTTGGTGACCAGCACCGTGCCTGCCGGGAAGAAAGGCACGGTGACGGCCTGCAGCCCGCCCACGCGCTTCTGGCTGATGATGATGTCGGCCGCCAGCGATTCGGTCGGCGGCTGATCCTTGTTGACGAGCGGGAAGTACTTGTCGTGCATCAGCCCGCGGCCGACCACGGCCACGAGGTCCGGGTCTTCCTGATTCCACGGGTCGAGCAGCGTGATGGCGTCGTACACGACGGCATCGAGGTTGGCGTAGTCGCTGGTCGCCTTGTCTGCGCCGACGATGACCTTGCCGGCCTGCTTGCTGCCCTGGGCGAGCACGTTCTCCGGTGCATGCTCGCGCATCTGCTGCAGCCAACCCTTGTTCACGTCCTGCAGCAGCGGATTCGCGGCGAGGTCCGTGGTGGCAGCGATGCTGGTGCCGTTGAAGCCGATGCAGATGCGGTCCAGCGCCTGGCGCCGGATGATGGCGTCTCGCAGCAGGGTCTGGAAGTTGGGGAAGCCGGCCCAAGCGTCCAGCTGCGCATAGCGGATGGCGGTGTCGGAGTTGGTCTGCACGCAGACATAGCCCTTGTCGTCCAGCGCGGCGATGTTGCGAGGCTTGCGCGTACCGTTGCCCGTCGTATCGGTTCGGCTGGCGGCGGGTCCAGTCACGCCGACGCCGACCTTGGCGCCCATCTGCTCGGTGACGCCGATGACATTGATGCGCTGCAGGAACGCGCTCGACTCCTGCATCTTCGCTTCGAGGGTCTGCTGCACGCGCGGCACGACGTTGAATTTCTGAACGACGCTGGCGACTTCGTTGAGGGTGGCCAGCTGGGCGAAGTAGGCGTCGAGGGCCTGGCGGGTTTCTTTGCGCATGGTGTGTGCTGCCTGTTTGGTGTTGCGAATGGGGTTGTTTGCGGGTGGTCGACGCGGCTCAGCAGTCGGTCTTCGCGGTCCCGTTGCCGCCGGTGGCCAGCGGGCGAGTGGTGCCGGTGGGCGTGTTGTCGAGGACCGAGTACTTGGCTTTCAGGTCGGCGACAGTGGCCTGCAGGTCCGTGATGGTCTTGTCGCGAGCGGACAGCTTCTGTTCCGTGGCGGTGACGTGGGCTGCGAAGGCATCGCCGATCTGCTCGAAGCCTTCAGCGACGGCGGCGAAGCGTGCATCGTCGGTGGCGGTCTTCGCGCCGAACTTGGCCAGGGCGCCCGCGACGGCCGCGCGGAACTTGGCCAGAGCGCCTTCGTCGGGCGTGTCCTCGAATTCGAGGCTGAACTCTTCGGCGGCGGTGAAGAGGTCGTCGGGCTTTTCCTTGCGCGCGGCGAAGGGGTTGGAGTTCGGGTTCTTGGCCGCGAACTCCAGCATTTCGGTGCCGAGGCTCGCGGGGTTGTCGGTGACAGCCAGGCCGACGAGATAGGCCTTCTCGCTGTCGGCGAAGCGCGGGCGGACTTCCATCGACGAGTAGATCTTCTGGCGCTTCTTGTTGAGGTCGATCAACTCGTCGGTGGGCGAGATCTGCGCGAAGAGGGCGAGCTTCTTGACGCCGCCAATCTCGACCTGGCCAGTCTTCACCGCGGTGACATCGCCGTATGCGCGAAAGTCGCTGTTCGGGCTGTAGCCGCGCATGTGCTCGATGTTGACGCGGGCGCCGTAGACGTTCGGGTCGTAGCTGGCGGCGATCTGCTCCAGCATCGCGCGATCGATAACGCGGCCGTCGCTGGTCGCGCCTTCGACGGCGACGCGGAAGAACTTGGAAACCGGCTTCTTGGCGGGAGTGGACATTGGTTGGCTCGCTGCTGGTTGAACGGTGCTCGCGTGGTGTTCGCGATGCGGTGAGCCAATGGTGTCGATGCGTCGGCGCGCTCTCAAGCCGCTGCGCATGTGGCAGTGGCGGGCACTGTTGGACGTGGTGGCGATGCTTCGCGCGCGCGGGCAACCTCGGCGGCATGCCCCTGAAATCCGCTGTGTCCGGCCGCACTCGCCGGACTGTTTCTGTCGCTGCGAAGAAGTCCGCGTCGCACCAGCGTGGACGGGCTTCGGACGTCGCCAAAGCGGCGGCGCCTGCTGCCGATGTCGGCAGCGTCGCGAGCACTGCGGCGGGCCAGATTGCCACGTTGACGCCGCAGGCGCAACCCCGCACCGCGGCGCGGTTCCTTGCGTGGACGGGTTGGAAGGTCAAGCAGATCGCGGAGCACCTGGGCGTGCCGGCGTCGACGGTCTACGGCTGGAAGGAGGCCGACAAGTGGGACGACGCGCAGCCGCTCGACCGCGTGAACGGCGCGCTCGAAGTGCGGCTCATCCAACTGATCCTGAAGACCGAGAAGACGGGCGGGGACTACAAGGAAATCGACCTGCTGGGCCGCCAGCTGGAGCGCACGGCGCGCGTCGAGAAGTACCAGCAGACGGGGCGCGAGGGCGACCTGAATCCGAACATCGCGGCGCGCAATGCAGCGCCGAAGCGCAAGCCCAAACGCAACGAATTCAACGAAGACCAGATCGCGCTGCTCGAATCGAAGCTGCGCGAATCGAACTTCCCGTTCCATCAGACCTGGTTCGATCAGCAGTACCAGCGGCTGCGCGCGATCCTCAAGTCTCGGCAGATCGGCGCGACGTTCTATTTCTCGCGCGAGGCGCTGCTATCGGCCGCGAAGGAAGGGCGCAACAAGCTCTTTCTGTCGGCCTCGAAGGCGCAAGCGCACCAGTTCCGCAGCTACATCGTGGATTTCGCCAAAGAGGTCGACGTCGACCTCAAGGGCGAGAACATCAAGCTGTGGAATGGCGCGGAGCTGATCTTCTTGGGCACCAACGCGATGACCGCCCAGTCGTATCACGGCGACTTCTACTTCGACGAGTTCTTTTGGGTTCCGCGCTTCCGTACGATCAACAAGCTAGCGAGCGCGATGGCCTCGCACAAGCACTGGCGCAAGACCTACTTCTCTACGCCGTCGGCGATGTCGCACGAGGCCTATGGGTTCTGGACGGGCGACGACAGGAACAAGGGCCGCGCCAAGAAAGACCATGTCCGCATCGACACGACGCACAGGGCGTTGCGCGGCGGCGCGTTGGGTCTTGACCGGAAGTGGCGCGACATCGTCACGGTGGAAGACGCGGTCGCGCTGGGCTTTGATCTCTTCGACATTGCCGAGCTGCGCGAGGAGTACAGCGTCGACGAGTTCGCCAACCTCTTCATGTGCCAATTCATCGACGACAGCCTTTCGTTGTTCACGCTGGCGCAGATGCAGGCCTGCATGGTCGACAGCTGGGAGACGTGGAGCGACGTCAAGCCGCTATGGCTCCGGCCCTATGCCCATCACCCGGTGTGGATCGGCTATGACCCTTCGGACAAGGGCGATGCGGCGGCGCTGGTTGTCGTGGCGCCGCCGCGGGTGCCCGGCGGCAAGTTCCGCATCCTGCACCGAGAGCAGTTCAAGGGCTCCGACTTCGAGGCCCAGGCCGAGGCAATCCGGCGCGTCACACAGCAATACAACGTCGTGCATATCGGCATCGACAAGACGGGCCTTGGCGCCGGCGTTTTCCAGATCGTGGAGAAGTTCTTCCCCCAGGTGAAGGGCTACCAGTACAGCATCGAGGTGAAGCAACGCCTCGTGCTGAAGGCGCAGCAGGTGATTCACAAGGGCAGGCTCGAGTTCGATGCTGGGTGGACCGACATCGCGGCGTCCTTCATGGCCATCAAGCGCGTGCTCACAGCCAGCGGCCGAAACGTGACCTACGACTCGGGCCGCTCGGAAGAGACAGGGCACGCGGATCTTGCGTGGGCAACGATGCACGCGCTCGATAACGAAACACTCGCCGGCGACGTCGTCGGCGGTAGCTCTCGCATGGAGATTTTTGGATGAGCAAACGCAAGGGCACGCACGCCCACCGATCGACGCACGCCGCGCCGCTGGCCAGTGTTGGCGCCTCGGGCGCTGACCTGATGACGCAGGCGGGCGCCGGCGCCGTCGCGGCCTTCAGCTTCGGCGACCCCGAGCCGGTGAGTCGCATCCAGCTGCTCGACTATGTCGAGAGCATGTTCAACGGCCGGTGGTACGAGCCGCCGCTCCCATGGGAAGGGCTGGCGAGCGCGTTTCGCGCGTCACCGCACCACGGCTCTGCGATCTTCCTGAAGCGCAATCTGCTGAAGACGATGTTCATCCCGCACCCGCGGCTGTCGAGCTCGACGTTCGGCGCGATGGCGCTGGATTTTCTGGTCTTCGGCAATGCCTACGTGGAGCAGCCACGCGCCGTCACCGGCCGGCCGTTGGCGCTGCAGCACGCGCTGGCCAAATTCACGCGGCGCGGGGAAGAGGCGGGCCGTTACTTCTTCGTGCGGGGCTGGCATCAGGAGCATGAGTTCCCCGTCGGGGCGGTGTTCCATCTGCGCGAGGACGACGTCAATCAGGAGGTCTATGGGCTCCCCGAGTACATCAGCGCGCTGCAGTCTGCCTGGCTCAACGAGTCAGCCACGATGTTCCGGCGCAAGTACTACGCCAACGGCTCGCATGCGGGGTTCATCCTGTACCTGTCGGATGCCCAGGTCAGTACCACCGATGCCGATGCGCTGCGCGAGGCGCTGAAGGGGGCGAAGGGGCCGGGCAATTTCCGGAACCTGTTCCTGCATGCGCCCGGTGGCAAGTCCGACGGACTGAAGCTGATCCCGGTCAGCGAGGTGGCGGCGAAGGATGACTTCGCGGCCATCAAGAACGTGAGCAAGGATGACGTGCTCGCCGCCCACCGCGTGCCGCCGGGCCTGCTCGGCATCGTGCCGACCAACGCCGGCGGCTTCGGCAATGCACCCGACGCGCTAGGCGTGTTCATTGACAACGAGATCCGGCCGCTGATGCAGCGCTTTCGTGAACTGAACGAGTGGGCAGGGGAGGAACTGGTGCGGTTCATCGACACGCCAAGCGTCGCCGCGACGGCCTGAACCCTCATCACACAGACCAAGGGCGCGCATAGCGCCCTTTTTTTCGTCTCGATGTCTCCGTGCCCTGCCGTGCGCCGTTTCGGCCCATGGCGGGCCTGCCAGATGCCTCGCCGCGGCCCTCCTGAAGCCGCGGGCCGTCTACCCCCGGCGGCGGGCCGTCCGTGCCCCCTGGCGCGCGGTCTAGCCCCCACCGAGCCTGCGCGCTTCGGGTAGCGGTTTTTACGAGACAGTCGGCGTGGATGCGGGCTGCGCCAGTACTGGTCTTGCTGGCGCATCGTGATCGCTTTCCTATTGCCCGTTTTTACGAGTTTCCCAGTACCAGCCATCAATGGTCCTGGAGGGCGCGGCTGCTCGGCGCTCGTGCAGCGCTTCTTTCTCACGCCGGCCGAAGGGCTGCACGTTCTCGGGCGCGTCGATGTCGCTGAAGCGCACATTCGGTTGCTCGTAGGCGCCAGGTTCACCGCAGCGCGCGGTGATCGCGTCGCCGTCAGCTGACGCTGGCCACGATGCAACTCCTAATTTCAGCTTCGGCCGCAAAATGGCACAAACAAGGCAGCAAGCGGTAGCATTCTTGAATGCGTGTAACAAGCCTTGAACTTCACAACTTCAGATCTTTTCAGCGATCCGGGGTCATTGATATAGGCCAAATCAATGTCTTGATTGGGGCTAATAATTCTGGGAAATCTTCAATTCTCAAGGCGCTTCATTTGATGCAAGCAAGCGCGCCCTCAGCGTTTGCTGATGTAAGAATTGGGGCGAATTCGAACGGTTCCTCTGCTATTGCAATCGGCCTTGTTGGTGCTAACTCTTCAGTTTGGGGCGGTTCGAACGATGGAGCGTCGCGCCTGGATATTAGTATCACGGCAAGCAATCGAAATGCTGGCGGCATGTCCCTTTCTTTGAATTCAAGTACGGTTCCGCCGTTGCCGAATCAAGAGCCAAAGCATTTCATTGTTCCCTATTTTTCGAAAAGGAAAACTGCTGCATATGTTGAAGATGTGCGGGATCAGCATACGCGACAGGTGCACGGTGATCTCTCTTTTCTCGCGGCAAAATTGGCGCGATTAGGGAATTCCAGTTTCCCAGAAAATAGGATTTATGCTGAGGCGTGTCAAAAAATTTTGGGCTTTGTCGTTACGGCCGTCCCCTCTGAAGCCGGGCAGCGCCCCGGTATCTATTTGCCCGATCGTGAGACTTTATATATTGATCAACTTGGGGAAGGCGTCCCAAATATTGTCGGTCTACTCGCAGACCTGACCCTAGCTCGGGGAAAGCTTTTTCTTATTGAAGAACCAGAAAACGATCTGCATCCTCAGGCCCTCAAAGCGCTGCTAGATCTAATTCTTGAGAGTTCGATAGATAATCAATTCGTCGTGTCGACTCACTCTAACATTGTTGTTCGCTACTTGGCATCGGCGAAGAATAGTGTGCTTTTCAATGTAAAAACGCTCGAAGGCTCGATGCCTCCGTCAGCTATTATTGAAAAAGTGGAGCCAGGTGTTGAGGCAAGAATCAATGTGCTGCGTGAATTGGGATACGCGTTTGCTGACTTTGATTTATGGGATGGATGGCTGATCTTGGAGGAATCATCTGCTGAACGGATTATTCGGGATTATTTGGTTCCAATGTTTGCGCCAAAGATGAGCCGAATTAGAACAGTCGCGACCGGTGGAGTGAGTGCAGTAACTCCGACGTTTGAAGATTTCAAGAGACTGGTTCTCTTTGCGCATCTTGAGGAAGCTTATAAAGGGGCGACTTGGGTACGCGTTGATGGCGATGAACCTGGAAAAGAAGTAGTGGAAAAACTTCAAGCAAAGTATCCAGATTGGTCTCCCGAAAGTTTTGCCTTTTTCAAGGAAGAACAATTTGAAAGGTATTATCCCTCTGTCTTTTCGACGCAGATAAGTGAAGCTTTAGGGATTGTTGATAAGCAGCAAAAGCGTGTGGCAAAGAAGCTGCTCTTAGATGAAGTTCGTCGTTGGCTGGACGAAGATCTTGATCGCGCGCGAGCTGCATTGGAGGTGTCCGCTGCCGAAGTTATTTCAGATCTTCAGAATATGGAGCGAATGCTTTATTGAGTGCCTTAAGCTTGATCTTGGTCTGATTCTTCGGTGCTCGTCGCACCGAAGGTTTGGGAACCTGCAGGGGCCCGGCGAGGCTTCGTCTACCTCGAGCGGACACCCAAGTGCTTCTCGGGCAAGGGGGCGATTCCACGGTTATCGGCCAGCCAGTTCAGGTTCTTAAGGTACTCGTCGCGCAGCGCCGGCGACCGATCCCTGACTCAGCGAATTAGCCCTTCAATCATTTCCCCAGCTCTAGCTATGGCCGGCGGGGCATTTTTTCGCTGCGAGGGCAGGGAGCCTACAACTACTTCGTGGCAGCGAGCCGACTTCGTAGGCGTGCGACTATTTCATTGAGTTTTTCAACTTCTTCAATGCCGCGCTGCAAGGATCTAGCGCGACTGCTTAGTGCTGCAGACGGGATTTCTCGTTCGATGTCTGGGTATTCCATTGCGAGCGGACTTGGGACTGGGCACACGAACGAGGCAGGATAGGCTGCAAACTGATGCGCGGTTGCATCGAGTACCTGATCGTCGACTTCCACCCAGAAATGATAATTATTTTTTTCTCGTGAGTAGCCTTCAACGAGGCGCACTGTCGATTCGGGATACCTGGCCGCAAGTACTGCGGCAAGGATTGTGCTGACGGATTCACAGCAGTTCTTGGGGTAGGTCCCTATGAATGGAAGGTCGATCGCATCCTGATCGTCTTGAAAGAACGCGACTGCAGCGAGGAGGTCTGCATTGAGGATTTCTGAAGTTGCTTGCAGCATCGTTTGAATCTATCAGTTGACCAGCACACGACCGCATGCTGGCTGAGGAGTGCCCAAGAAAAAGCCGCCCGAAGGCGGCATGGTTGGAGTGACGTGCAGTTCAACCTGCTGCGGGCGGGCGCCGGATCTCGACGGGTCCGATGCCGCTGTAGACCGTCGAGTTGTCCTTCAGCGACGTGACCGTCCAGCGCTCGGCGCCATAGCCAGGTGTGACCTTGTAGTCGCTAGGCGCCAGCGGCAACAGCTGCACTTCGCGCTCGGTGTCGCTGTACCAGGCTGGTGTGTAGAGGACGGCGGGTTCGGAAAGAAAGAAGTCAGCTTGGCTCATCGTGGCATTGTCGCGGCTCAGATCGCTCGCACCTCGAAGTACGCTTCTTGGGTATCGCCGAGATCTCGGTAGCCCGCAGTCCTGGCTGCGTCATAGGCCTTGACCCATCGCGTGGCCAGCAGGACCTCATCTTTCGTCAGGTCGGCCTCGCTCGCCTCCGTCACTGACACGTAGGCGCGCTGGGCCCGCAACACGTCGTCGCCCAGCTGCCTTTCGAGCTCGCGGCGGAAGCGTTGCTCAGCCACACGCACGATGTCGGCAGTCGGATGGGGGTAGTCCACGAGCCGCACCATGTAGACGCTGCGGCCCGCGGTCGCAGCGTCCGAGAAGTCGGGCGGCTCGTCTTCAACAGGGGCCTGCGTAACTTCAGGTTGATGTCGGAGCGGTGCCTGGCGCGGCATCGGGAAGTGAAATTCTGCTTGGTTCATGGTCGACTCCGACGGCCTTCTCGAGAAGGCTCAAGGAAAGTTCAAGGGGCAGGTTGTGGCATTCACAGAACCAGACTTGGTAGCACCAGCGCCCGGCCACATGCTCAGCGCCGGCGAAGCTGATCGTGTCGTTCGCGCACGCGACTATTTCGGGCCGCCACAGAATTCCTAGCGGGGGGATCATGTCGCCCGGCCGGGAGTGCCAGAGCCCGAGCTGCAGGCGGTCGTCCACCGATTGCAGCAACAGCATGCCGCAGGCCCATTCTTGATCGACAAACTCGCGCGTGCTGAGCTTGGTGCCACCTCGATAGCGGCGGCGCATCTTCACTCGCATGACGTCCTCAGGACTTCGCCCCGGGCGCGGGCAAGAGGCCAGGCAGCTCATGCATCACCGCGCGAATGTGGTCTCCGGCGTTGCGGTCCCAGTCGCCGTACAGATCGCCGATGCGCGCACAGCGCCCCGCAACCTGATCGGCAAAATCGCGCAAGGTGGGGCGCATTGGATCGTCCGGACCGAGTTCGCCGGCCTTGCGCGCCATTTCCACCAGCTCAACCTCAATTTCCATCAGGTGCTCACTGGGACATTGCTAAAAGGGTAGGCGTCCGTAGAGCGCTCTGATGCGGTCGCCAGCGTTGCCCTTTTTAGGATGACCGAATCCGTCGGCTGTCGCAGCGCACAGCTCGACGACATTGAAGGCGAATTCCTGCAGGTTTGGATCCAGCTTGTCGCCACGCATGATGATCTCGGCGCTCATGGCCAGCTTCTCGAACTCTCCCGCAGGGTCGCGAACGAGGTCTTCTCTATCGGAGCTGCAGCTCTTGAAGTGGACGGCGGCAATCTCTTTGGCAGGGTGGCCGCCAACGACCCGATGCAACGCGAGGCCCTGGGAGAACAAATCCTCGTAGTTTCCGTGGCCTTCGGCCAGGAGTAGCCATTCAGAGGCGAAAAGGGAGGCCCAGGCGACGTCGCCCGGCTGAGGGGTGATTTCAGGCATTTCAAGCTCCTAAAAATACTGTATGAATTTACAGTATCTTCCTCGGGTACCTGGCCGTCAACGGAATTCCCGACGCAGAATGTCAGTCATGTGTACTCGTTACATATCCCCCGAGGACCGCGAGATCGAGGCCGCCTGGTACATCGGCGCCCGAAGCGCCGAGCGGTGGCTCCGCAGCATGCGGCCGATGTACACCGGGCCGTTCATGCGACGAGCCCTCGACAAGACGGAGTACGAGCGCGAGATCGTCGTTGGGCAATGGTCGCTTATCCCATCCTGGTCGACCAGCCATGTCCCAACGGCGCCGCCGCGCAAGGGGGAGACGAAAGGCAAGGAACTCGCCACACACAACGCTCGATTCGCGGGCATCGAGAAGAAGCCTGCCTTCAAGGATTCATGGAAGCTCGGCCGGCGCTGCCTCATCCCGGCGTGGAGCTTCGGCGAGCCGAACTGGGAGTCTGGCAAGAACCAGTGGTGGCGCTTCCGGCGTGCGGATGGCCGACTCTGGGCCCTTGCTGGCCTCTGGGCACCCCCTTGGACGGATTTGGAAACCGGGCAGGTCTGGGAGAGCTTCACCATGCTCACGATCAATGCGAACCTGCACCCGATCATGTCCCGCATGCAGAAGCCCGAAATCGACAAGATGACGAAGAAGCCACTTGAGGTGCAGGACAAGCGTTCAGTGGTCGCAATTGAAGAGCACGATTTCGACCGCTGGCTGACCTGCACGTCCGACGAGGCGCGGGAGATGGTGGAACTGATTTCCGTCGACCTGATCGACTCCGGGCCCGTGACTTCGCAGGAGCTGCGAGAGGAAAAGGCGGCGCCTTCAGCCGTCGACCCTGAAGAACTACCGTTCTGAGGTGCTTCCGCTTCAGTGCAGTCCCGGGCGGCGGCGCGGAGGCGGTGGCGCGAACGGTTCTCATGCGCAAATTCCCGGGCGAAAAATGCCTGTCGAAGCGAGCTGACATCATGCCGATCGAGGGCGAAGGAGCCGCCCAGATCCGGCGCGTGTACTCGGCGCGCTGGTGCGCGGCAAAGTCAAACGGTAGGATCACCGACTGATGCCTACCCTGTTCGGGATCCTCCCAGACGCTGATGTCTTGCTGCAGCTTGCCCCTGAAGAGCTGGGGAAGGCGCTGCTGCACGTGGCGCGCACAAACCTCCACAATGGGGAGCTGTTCAACCCGCAGTACGTAGCCGAAGTTCCAGGGCAGCCTTGGTATCCGCCTCATCGTCGGGGCGAGATCGATATCGCGCTGGCGGAAGGATGGGCATGGCTTCGTCAGAACATGCTTATGGTGCCGGCGCCGGGAATGAACGGCAACAACGGATGGTTGATCCTGAGTCGACGAGCCAAGGCGATCAGCAACGACGCTGACTTCAACGCCTTTAGAGCTGCCGCTGAGTTTCCCCGCTCGATGTTGCACGCTTCAGTCGCGGACAAGGTGTGGCTTGCGCTTTCACGAGGCGACCTTGACGATGCGGTTTTTCACGCGTTCAAGGCGGTCGAGGTGGCGGTGCGGAACGCCGGGGGATTCACGGACGGCGATTTGGGAGTTGCGCTTATGCGCAAGGCCTTCGGTACGACTGGGCCGCTCTCAGACCAGACGAAGGAAGCCGGCGAGCGCAATGCGCTGATGGATCTTTTTGCGGGCGCCATCGGCTCCTACAAGAACCCGCACTCGCATCGCAACGTGAAGATCGACCCGGCCGAGGCCCAAGAGATGGTATTGCTGGCGTCGCACTTGCTGCGCATTGTTGACGCTCGGCGACCAGCGGCGGCGCCGGCCGCGACGATTTAGTCGAGCGAGAAGACCTAGTTCATTTCCTCAGGTGAGGTCGGATGGGCCGATCGGATCTACAGCACGCGCCACAGGGCGGCACAGGTGCTCGCCGTATCCGCCCACAACTTCGACGATGCGTATACGCCAAGCACCAGAGGTGCCATGTAGACGAAGGCACTGAGCCCCCCCAAGACTGCTAGCGACACCAATGCCACCGGATTCTTGAGTAGCTTGTGGCCCTCCCTCTGGACTTTGCCAGACAGAAGTCCGTCGTAGGCGTCCTCGAGGATAGAGATCACGAGTGCCAGAAGCGTGAACAGCAGCACCATGCCAATGAGGCCTGCCGCCCAAGCTGCATGCTCGGCCTTCAGCGTGACACCCGGCAGCAATACGCCACTGACATCCGCCTTTAGCAGCTTGGCGAATAGGCCAAGCGCCGACAGGTAGAGGACGGACTTGGACAGATCAAAACGATGTCCTGCAAGCTGAGTTGATGATTCCATGTGGTTGATCAT